CACGTTCTTGACGGCGGCGTCGATCTCTTCGTCGGACGCCGCGCGACAGGGCAGGTCGCGGCGGCGACGGAACAGACGGATGAGCACCTCACCGATCGCCATCATTGGGCGGCCCTCGGCGGCGCGATCGGATAGACCCCGCGCTCGATCGCGCGCGTCATGGCTTCAAGGGTGCGCGAGGTCCCCGCATGCGCCTGCGTCGCCTCGCCAATGGCGGCGACGGCGCTATGCGACACCGCCAGCACGGCGTCGCGGTCTTTGCTCAGATACTCGATCAGCCGGTTCTCGGCGGCCTTCCGGTCCGCCCGCTCCTGCAGATAGGCCCAGCCGAGCGCAAGCAGGCCGAGGCCCGGAAGGCCATATTTCAGAAGCTCGACGACCACCTGGTCCATCATGCTACTGCGCGACCCGCTCGACCTTGGCGGCGCCTTCCGTGCCGGCGATCGAACTGTTGGTCGTCACCACGTCGTTCTGGACGCCGGGCAGCTTCGCGATGATCTTGGTGCGCAGCTGGTCGTCGGTCTGGCCGAGGGTCGAGACGGCCTTCGGATTGTCCCGCTTCACGATCTCGATCGCGTCGTTGATGAGGCCCGCCGGGAGCCCGTCCAGCTTCCCGCCGCGCGCAGCGAGCGTCGTGACGAGCGCCCGCAGGGTGTTGTCGATGGTCCGGTAGAGGCTCTGCGCGAGCTCGCCATCCTTCTGGACCTTCAGCGCCTCGACAATCTTCGCGGTGAGCCAGGTGGCGAGCACCGGCACGAGACCGGCGATGAACAGGAGGAAGCCCGGACGGACGGCCTCCCAGACGTCATTCAGAAAGGCTTCCATAGCAGTCTCCATGGCGCGGCCTGGGGCCGGCGCTTTCGGCTTCAAGGTGAGAGGGATTGCCAGCGGGCCGGGCGCAGATGTCAGCCGGCCGCGCCCCACGTCTTCGGTCCGACGACGCCGTCCGCGACGAGCCCATGGGCGCGCTGCCAGCTCTTCGTCGCGGTCTCCGTCGCGCCGCCGAACACGCCGTCGGCGCCGCCGTCGAAGCTCAGGCCCGCCGCCAGCAGGATCTCCTGCCAGATCACGACGAGCGACCCGCGCGAGCCGCGCCCGATGCGTGTCCGCGGAATGACGATCGAGCCCTCGCCGGCCGGCGGGATGAACGGCGTGTCCGGGATGTGCGACCACTTGGCGTAGGCCGCGGCGAGCCGCGTGTGGTAACCGTGGGTCGCGTAGCCGGGCCCGTTGTAGCCCCGGGCAAGGCCCTCCCAGCGGTGCTCGCGCAGATCGTCGTCGAGGCCGTTGGTCACGAGGAACCGCACCATCGATTCGAGATGCGCGTCCTCGTCGTCCATGAAGGCGCGGACCATCGCCTGCGGCGACGCAAAGCCCGCTGCCGCGTGGTTCTCGCCGAGGATCTGCCCGAGGCCCCAGCTCGCAGCTTTGAGCGCCGCGGTCTCGTCGATCTCAAGCGCCTGTGCGAGCCGCGGATAGCTGTCCGCCGGATAGGCGCCGGGCTTCCACTTCGGATAGGCGAGTCCCTGGGCGACCGCCGTCTCCCGCGCCGCGCTGAACAGGTTGCGGTGGAAGACGTGCGGCTCGAACAGCATCTTGGGCCGTCCGGTCCGGTCGAAACCGACGCCCGCCGCCTCGACGTCGAGCAGCGCATGGATCTCGTCCTCGCCGACGCCGATCCCGTGACCCAGGCGCGGGAGGTCGATGTCCTCAAGGCGGACGGCCGCGCCCCGGAACCCGTTCCAGGTCATGAGATATCTCCGTTCGAGAAAACGCCCGGCGCGGTGGCCGGACGGGATAGAGAATTGACACTGTGCGCCGGTCGGGAGCGGTGTAAGACCCCGCGCTGCGGCAGGGGCCGTACGGGGATCAGCACATGCCATTCCGCGTCAGCAGCGGGCCGTCGGTCGGCCGCACCATCATCGTCTCGCACAGCGCCGCCGAGGCGCTTCGCTTGTTCCGCGCTCTCCAGGACGAAGGCGCGGAGAATGTCGAGATCAGCCATCTCGAGAAAGGCGAACTCTCGATCGAAGAGGTCGTGGCCCTGGCCGCCGACGAACCGACGCTCGGACGAGAGGCGACGCCCTGAGCGACGTCACGGCCCGAAGCAGGCCGCCTCGCGCAGCGCGCCGATCGTCAGGATCCCGTGCGCGGTGAAGTGCACGACGTCGGGCTGCTTCGGCACGGAGTCGACGTCGATCAGGCGGAAGTCGAGCGTGACGTCGTCCTCGAGTTCCTGCTCGAAGCGCCGGAAATCCGCGGTCGCGTCGACGATCTCCGGCGCGGTCTCGCCATTCGGCGTCAGCCTCATGAACACGTAGCGGACCGGATAGCCCACCAGGCCGTTGATCTGGCGGATCATCTCCCGGACCTGCCGCGCCCAGGCCGCGGCCTCGGTGCGGTTGGCCTCGCCCTGGTTGACGCCGACGCAGACGAGCCGCGCACCCGGCCCGGCCGCCAGCAGCGCGGCGCGGATGTCGGCCTTGAGCCCGGTCCAGTAGTTGTTCTGATAGAGCGGGTGCCACTGCGTCGGATGGACGAAGGACGAGCCGCCGCGCCAGCGCTTGACGATGAACAGATCGTCGTCGGGAAAGCGCTCGCGGACCTTCCGCGCGAAGCCGACCTCGGGGCCGAAGCGGTCGAGCCGGTCGGCCTCGGCGGGCGGCTGCGAGGTGTTCTCGCAGAGCCGGATCGGCTCGAAATAGCCGGCGTCGTTCCTCAGGATGAAGGTGCGCGGGATGGTCGAGCCGACCGTCAGCCCTGCGTCGGCGCAGACGCCGCCCTGCGCGCCCTCGTTCGACTGGCCGTAGAAGGCGACGACCCGCTTTTCGGCCGCGGCCGCCGGCGCCGGCAGCGCGACCGGAGCGAGCAGCGCCGCCGTGACGGCCGCGGCCGTCACCGCGAGGGTCGAGATCGATACGATCGCGCTCGGGACTGCCGGCGCGACCGGCGCGAGCGCCGCCGGCTGCAGCGCGGCGAGCGCAAGAAACGCGAGCGCCCGCAAATGTTTCAGGAAGCCCATCGGGAGCGCTCCGGACATGAAAAAGCCGCCCGAAGGCGGCGGACGATCGGCTTGCGGAACGGCGGCGTCAGGCCGCCTGCGCTGGCGACCACGACCATGCGCCGTCGGTCGGCCGGTCGAACTCGCCGCGCTGGATCGCGGCCTCGAGGTCGAGCGCGGTCTGCGGATATGTGACGGATCGCCGGATGATCTCGTCGGCGTCGAACTCGACGCCGAACAGCGAGACCCGCTTCTCCGCCATGTCGACGATTTCGCCGACGTCGTCGGTCGCGTAGATCACCGACCTGCCGGCATAGACCTTGCGGCCGATCATGAAATAGCTCTGCGTCGCCGGATCGGCCTTCAGGCTGTCCTCCTCATGGAGCATGTGCAGGCCCGGGCCGAACTCGACATGCTCGAATCCCTCCTGGAGGCCGACGGCGGCGCGCGCGCCGTCGAGCCCGTCCTCACCCTGCGGCTCCACCTGGAGCTCCTCCACGACCCAGGTCTCGGGCAGGATGATCAGAACCTTCATCTGGCGTCTCCTCAGATCGCCGCGCCGGCGAACAGCCGGAGCTGCAGCTCGACTTCGGGGAAGGCGTAGGCCGGGGCGTTGTTCTTGGTGATGTAGGCCATCAGGAGGTCGCCGGGCTGGAAGGTCGCGACTGCGTTGAGGTTGGCGACCGTGAGGTCGATCACCGTCTGCGCCGTCGTCGCGACATTGCCGATCGGATAGGTGATGCCGATCTGCGTGTTGATGCCGGCCCGCACCCGATAGAATCGCAGGTTCCAGTAGTTCGTCGCGTCGCCGGCGAGGCTTGCGAGCACGTTCAGGCTGATGCGGTCGAGCAGCGCGTGCTCGTCGTCGAACACGATGGCGTTGACAGCGAGCGGGAAGGTCCCGCCCTGCGGCTGCGAAGCGACGCGGGCCCGCCGGCCGGTCGTCGCCTGCTTCTTGAGAGGATCGGCGCCGCCGCGGATCACCCGCGTGGCGGAGCCCAGCCGGACGTTCGTTCCGAGCCTGAGCGAGCCGTAGCCGGAATTGCCGTCGCCCTGGACGCGCAGGTCGGCGGCGTTGGCGTATTGCGACTTGCACCTGACGTGGTCGAGGTCGACCATCGTGCCCTGCAGGCGGTTGAGGCCGCGAATGTCGAGGCCGATCTTGGTCGAGGCGTTCTCCGTGTTGTGGTCCTCGATCGTCAGCCCGCGGCCGCGGAGCTCGAGGGCGCTGTCGATCGCCACGGCGCCGCGCAGCGCGCGGGTCACGCGGACGTCCTCGATCGCGCCCGTCAGGACGCCGTTGGCGCGCGCCACGCCGTCGGCGATCGCCCCGCTCAGCGACAGCGCCGCCCCCGCCTGGCCGGTGTCGCCGAAGGTCACGGGCACGATCGTGTCGAACATCTCGAGCGACTTGATCTTGAGGTCGTCGCATTCGTTGACCCGCACGCAGCCCGTGTTCTTGAGGTAGCCGCCCTCGAGCGTCACGTTGCGGGTGACCGGCGTGATCGAGTCCCCCGCCGCGCGCGGGTTCGAGATCATGATCGCGTGCTGGTTGCCGGCGTCGAAGTGCCCGATGTCCTCTCCGTGGAAATTGCGCAGCGTGACGTTCTCGGAATTGATCCGCTGGCCCGCGCCGGCCGCCACGCCGGCGGCGTTCCTGAACTCCTCGAAGGTCCGGTAGGACTTGTCCTTGCCGTAGAGATACATGATCGCGCCGACATTCTTGGCGTCGATGTTCTCGAGGATCGCGAAGCCCGGCGAGGTCATGTCGATGCACTGGCCCGCATAGGTCGGCTGGGACTGGTTGGAGTCGCGGAACACCGCGCCGTCGATGCGGACGACGTCGTTGCGCTCGTCGAAGTCGAGCGCCTCGATGAAGTTCTCGGCGTAGAAGTCCTTGACGATGACCTCGCGGTTGAACTGCGCCCAGAAGGCCTGCACGGCGTCGCGAAGCGAGAGCTTCCGCAAGAGGGCGCGGCCGTTGCCCTGGAAGTTGCCGCCGCGCATCTCCGTGCCGTGCGTGCAGGTAACGAGGATGTCCTCGTATTCGACTTCCTCATTGCCCTGCCAGTAGCCGGCCGAGAGGATGCGGCCCGCGGTCCAGTAGGCGGTGTCGCCGTCGAACACGAAGCCCTTCAGCTTGATCTTGCGGCCCTTGAGGATCGAGAGCTCGCCGTCGTCGTTCTCGATGACCGGCGTCGACAGGAAGAAATTGTGGTCGGCCTGATGCGTCGTGCCGACGAGCGAGGTCGGCGGGGCCATCAGTAAGTGCGTTCCGCCGCCATAGATTTCGAGTTCGAACGGGATCTGTTTCCCGTCCCCGTCGACGCGGCTCAGATGGCCGCAGGAATGGACGTTGCGGTCCGCGCCGGTCGTGAACGTGAAGGTCTTCGCGGCCGGCGGCCGCAGGATCGCCTTGCCGGGCGGGACCACGAGGCGCTTGACGTCGTTCTCGATGCAGTAGGTCAGCGCCGCCTGCCACGACGCCGTGTTGACGTCGGCTCCGGACGGGTCGTGGACCCACTCGTGATTGTCCGTGAGGTAGTAGCCATCGGAGCGGATCTCCGGCGCGGCCTTGAGCTTGCGCCGCGCCCCGTCGGCGTCGGTGAGGTTTTCGAGGTTCTTGGTCGCGCGGCCGGTCTCGAGGGCATAGACCCGGCTCGTGACCGAGACGACGTCGACGCCGCCGCTCACACCGCCGGTCACGTCGATCAGCTCCGTCGCGGTTCCGAGCGCGGTCTCGTGGGTCGCGCCGATCAGCCGGAAGCCGTGATCCACGAAGGCGGTCCCTTCGGGAATCACCACGCCGATCTCGCCCTCGGGCAGCAGGTCCGCCTCGAAAGCGAGGAACACCGTCACGCGCTCCGCCGCCTGGCCGGCGGAAGGCGAAAAGACCGGCCCGGCGCGGACATTGCCGAGGTCGGTCCAGTCTGCGGCCGAGAACTGGATCCGGATCTCGACCGGCTCCTCGCCGGCGCTCGGGTCCTTGTGTCGCCGGAAGCTCATTTCCGGGATCTGGTAGAGCCGGGTCGGCCGGACCGGAGCGTTGGCCCCGCGGACGACGTCGCAGCGGCGCTCGCCCTCGACCAGCACGGAATCCACGGCGCCGCGGACCAGCAGCACGCGGCCAAGCTCCGCGTCGTTTGTGACATAGCCGGCGGCGAGCTGCGGCCGGAGCTCCGCCGGCCCGGTCCAGACGCCAGAATAGAACCAGCGGCCTGGCCCGACCCGGTCGGCTGAGCCCGCCTGCAGCGCGGCGATCGCGCCGCGCATCCCGAGCGCTTCCTCGGCGCTCGCCTCGAGCCGCCCCAGCGCCGTCATCACGGCGGCGGACTGCAGCGCGCCGGACTGGAACGCCCAGTAATCGCCCTGCCCGCTCAGGATGTAGCAGCCCGGGCCGATGGCGTTCTTCGGCACCACCGACCCATCATGGGTCTTCATCTCGCGGTGGTCGTCGTCGCCCTGCGCGACGAGCCGCGGCTGGCCGAGCGAGTTGGTGACGCCCTCGGGGACAATGATCTCGATGTGCCGCCCGAAATTCGCGGTGATGTCGGCGCCGGGCGGATAGGCGACGACGAAGCGGTCGCGCTCGCCGTCCTGGACGGTCTCGTAGAGCTCGACCGCGACAAGCGTGACCGGCGTGATGGCGCGGAACGCCTCCGCGGCGATCTCCGCATCCATCTCGGCGAGCCTGAGCGACACCGCGAGGAAGGTCTTGAGATCGGCCGGCGCGCCGGCGAGCATCCCGTCGATCCGGCCCTTCTCGAAGTCGAGCGCGTCCTGCGTCGCGCGCGTCCCGATCGCCGCGAGCATCGCCGCGCCGAGGTCCTCGTCGGCGGCGAGCGCGTCGCGCAGCGCCTCGAGCGCCGCCATCGCGGATGGCGAGGCGTCGAGGAAGTCGGCGAGCGCGCCTTGCGCTTTGACCACGATCGCCTGGGCGAGCTGCCCGAGATTGCCGGCCGAGGGCGTGATCCCGGCGGACTGGATCGCCGCCACGATCTCGCGCATCGGCGCCTCGATCGCCTTGGCGGGCACGCGCGATCCGGTGCTGCCGCCCCCGGAGACGTTGCGCGGCAGGTAGGACGCGTCGGGGTTCGCCGCGCCGACCGGAGGCTCGTATCTCATGGGGCCGCCTTCTTGCGGGAGCCGCGCTTGGGCGCGTCGGGGCGCGGCGGGGCGCGGAACGCGCCGCCCTCATAGGTCCAGCCGATCTCGACCTCGTCGCCGCATCGGACAGCGTCGCCACCATCGGGCGACCAGTCGGCCTCGCCGTCCCACAGCACGACATTGTCCACGACGCCGTCGATCACGACGGCGTATCGCTCGTCAGGCCGCATAGCTGATCACCCAGACCTCGCCGCGGCCGCCGTCGCCGCCCTTGCCGGAATTGAGGCCGTTGCGCGCCGCGCCGCCGCCGCCGCCCGGCCCGCCCGGCACGCCGCCATTGCCGCCCGCGCCGCCATTGACCGAGACGCCTCCCGCGCCGCCCGAGCCGGCGGCGCCTTGCGCGAGCAGGTCGGTCCGCGTCCAGTCCGCGCCGTTCGACCCGCCTGCGCCGGCCGTCGCGCCGCCCGACGCGCCGCCGAGCAGCGTGCCGGTTCCGGGCGACGAGGCCCCGGTGCCGCCCCCGGCCCCGAACGCGTTTCCGGCCGAAACGCCGCCGCCGCCGCCGCCGCCGCAGGCGAACCGGCCGGGCCCGTGAGCCGCGAGGCCCCCGGCCGCGACATTGCCGTCCGCGCCCGAAATGTCCGGGATCGGTGGCAGGCAGTTCCAGCCGTTGAGGGTCCCGCCATTGACGCTACCGGTCCCGCCCCCGAGGCCGTTGGCGTTCTGCCCGAAGCCGAGCGCGCCGCTCGGGTAGGCGCGCAGGAAGGTTCCGAAGGCGCTCGCGCCCCCGAACCCGCCATTGGCGCCGTCGGCGTCGTTCGCGCTGCGCGCCGCCCCGCCCGTTCCGCCCCCGCCGACCGCGACCGAGACCGAGGACGGCAGGTCGGCGGCCATGAACTCGGCCATGCAGATCGAGCCCGGCGCGCCGCCGGAGCCGCCCGAGACCGCGACGCCCGCGCCGCGCGTCGCGCCCGAGCCGCCGCCGCCGCCGCCCGAGATCGCGATCACGGCGACGCGCGCGGCCCAGGCGGGCTTGGTCCATGTGCCGGACGCGACGAACCTCGCGACATGCGGCGTCAGATTGGCCGCAAGCGCGGCCTTCAGGGCCGCGGCGTGAGCGCCTGGCGTCTCGAGCGGAACGTCATCGGCCATCGGTCATCCCAGGGTGAGCGGCTTGCTGAGGAGCGTGAGCGGGAGGCCCGATAGCGTCAGGCGCGCCCTCGCCTCGATCACGACCAGCCGGACGTGAAGCGGAACGAAGGGCGCGAGCGCCCGCCGCAGTTCGGCGACGCCCTCGAAGACCCCGGGGTCTTCGACCTTCAGGTGAAAGACGCTCCAGGCGTTCGCGTCGGCGATCATGTCGATCTCGGCGAGCGCCTCGTCGGACGGCGTCCCCTGGTCGAAGCTTGGGCCGAGCAGGCTGGAGCCGATCTGGAACTGGCCAGGCTCCTCGACGGTCACGACCGCGCCCCCAAGACGGGCGAGCAGGATGAAGTCGGCGGGGGCAACGCTCGCAACCCCCTGCGCCCGGATGCGCACCGTCGCCAGCCGGGCCGCGATCGTGGCCGCAGGCTGGGCGATCCCGAGCTCGCGCTCCCAGGCCGCAAGGCCGTCCTCGTCGGCGAGCGAGGGAAAGGCCTGTGCGGCGGCCTCCGACTCCCGGACGTTGAGGTCGGCGGTCCAGGCCGCGATCGCGCCCCAGTATTGCGCCATGACGGGCGAGACGCCGTCCCGCGAGCCCGCCTCGTCCGTGCCCCAGGCCGCACCGCGCGGCGCGAGCTGCAGGATCTGCGGCAACAGCTGCTCGGCCGTTGGCGCGGTCTGGGCGTCGTCGATCGACGGCGCCTCGTCGGTCGGCCTCAGGAGCGGCCACCCCGGCTCCAGCGCGTAGGTCCGAGCGTCGGCCATCGTCAGACGAAGGTCACGGCGCCGAGGACCGGCATCTCTCCGGCCACAAAATCGACCGACGCCGCCGGCGCCGCGAGATCGAAACTGCCCTCGTCGACGACACGCGAAATTGCCGCCGAGACGACCGAGCGGCGCAGCCGGAACGGCGCCGAGGGGCGGCCGGGCTCGGCGCGGTCGAGGAACTGCGCCGCGAGCTCTGCCGCGATCGCCGTCCGGATCGCGGCGGGCGAGGCCGGGACCCCTTCGATCTCGACGTCGACCGCGACCGGCGTCGGGGCTGAGACATAGATGCGCGCGCCGACGGGCTTGCGCAGCGGATCGTCAAGATAGGCCTGGACGGCGTTCACCTGGACGCCGCTCGGGATGCCGTTCGGCTGGTCCGTCACCGTGAACTGCAGCCAGACCGCCCGGTCGTCCGCCGTGAAGGCTTCGACATAGGTCTCCCTGACCTCGGCCAGCGCCTCGCGCGTCCAGCGCGCATAGTCGCCCGCCGAGCCGCCCGCCGGCGGATTCCGCCGCCGGTCAAGCACGCGCTCGCGGAACGCCTCGAGGCTCTCGACATCCGAGCCGCCCGCGAGCCCCGCCTCGCCGACCGTCGCGACCGAGCCAAGGCCGCCGGGCGCGACGCTCCCGGCCGAGAGCGAAAGCTCCGTTCCGGCGGGCGCATTGGCGGCGGCGCCCGGCTCCTCGGCCGTGAGGACGAGCGTCACCGTCTCGCCCCAGGCCGTGCCCGAACGCGCGACATAGACCGCCCCGTCCGCGCGCACGAAGCGCAGGCCCGGGCTCACCTCGAGCCCATGCGGCGCGGGGACCGTGACCGCGCCGCGCGCCGGACGCGCGGGGCGGCGTGTCAGGCCGTCCTCGAAGCCATGCCGCTCGAGCGCGGCGTCGGAAGCGGTCGAGACGAAGATCTGGTCGTGGAGGAAGGCGCGGCGGCGGTCGTGCTCGTGGGAGATCAGCGCCAGCACCTTGGCCGTGACGGTAAAGCTGTTCGGCCAGACGCCGACCGCCGCGCCGCCGACCGCCGCCGTGAAATAGCCGCGCGCCTGCGTCGAGAGCTCGCCGAGCGAGCGGATCTCAGAGCCCGCCATCTGAGCGCCCCCAGAGCGGATCGTAGCTCTGCGCGAACACGGTCCGCTCGCGGCTCACCACCTCGACGGAAAGCCTCAGGCTCTCGGTCTCCGGCTTGATCTCGACTGTGACCGTCACCCGGTCGGCGAGCCCCTGCGCGATCAGCGGCCGGAGCGCCGCCTCGGCCGCGACCTGCGCGTCGCGCGAGGCCTGCTCGCCGATCGTGGCGCGCCGGCAGAGCCACAGCCTGGAGCCGAGCGGGGCCTCTCCGCGCGACGACTGCACGTCGAAGCCGTCCCCGACCCAGCCGCGCGGGTCGTCGGCCAGGCGGTCCTGGTCGAGAGCGCCCGCCGCCGGATCGTAGCGGACGTCCGAGAACAGCAGCATCAGCACGGCGGTCGCGATCGGGTTGGCGGCCTTGAGGCCCCCGACCCCGCCGTCTTCGGGCCCGGCCGCGAGCGCGAAATCGCCGCGGCCGGTCTCCCAGACGATGTCGGGCGGCAGCGTCTCGACGCCGAACTCGCCGAGCGGTGAGAGCGTGAGGTCGACCATCAGAGCGCGTAGACCTTCGTGGCGCTGTCGACGGCGGTGTCGCCGTCGCTGTCCATGTCGCCCTTGCGATGCACCTGCTGTCCGCCCTCCCCGCCGAGATGGACCGTCCCTTCGAGAACGATCACGGGCGCGGCGATCACGGCCCTGGAGACGCCGACAATCCGCAGCTCGGCCTGCACCAGCGACACGGCGTTGCCGTGCATGTCGTAGATGATGGTCGACCCGACCGGCCGATCCTTCGGCCGATGCGCCGGCGACTCGAGCCCCAGCGCGGCCGCCAGCAGCCGCCCGCCGTCCGGCCCGCCGCCGAACTGCAGCCCGACCCCGTGGCTGCCCTTGGGCGGGCTCGAATGGAACCCGAACGGCTGGACGCGATGAACCTGTTTCAGCGTCTCGCCCGCCGGGCCGAGCAGGGTCGCGGTCTGCTGGTCGCCGGAATCGTCGGTCTCGTCGAGCGCGACGCGGAACAGGCGGCCGCTCATCCTGCTGCTCCCTCGGCGTCGCCGAGCGTGTCGGGCCTGACCAGCGTGAGCTCCGCGATCGTGCCAGCGCCTTCGCCCTCGCCGACGCCTTGCGTGAACTCGACGGCCTGGATCGCGAGGTCCTCGGAGATGTCCTCGCTCGGCAGATGGACGAAGACCCGTTTCCGCGGCGCCCAGAGCGCGCCCGCATCGTCCCGCCAGGTCGCGACGCTCGCCATCACCGTGAGCCGGGCGCCGTTGCGGCGGCGGAGCTCCCATTGCGCGCGGGCGCCGAGCTGCTCCGGCGGGCTCGAGCCCTCGTTGAACAGCACGAGCGGCCGGCGGCGCCCATAGGACTGGTCCTCGGCCCGCTCCTCCTGGCGGAGCGCCTTGTCGTCGGTCCCGAGCGCCTGCTGTCCCCGCACCACCACCTCGGAGAAGGCGAGGCGCTGCGAATCGTGGACCTGAAAGGCGCGGAGCGGCGACTGGCCCTCGACCAGCCCGCCGCCGGCGCGGCCGGCGGGGCCGCGCGTCATCAGCACCGAGCCGTCGGGCTCGCCCATCAGGAACAGGCCCTGGCGGCGCGCCTCGCGCTCCAGCGTGCCGAACAGAGGCTCGCCCGGCACCCGCTGGATTACCGGGACCTTCTCGAGGTCGACGTCGGAGCGGAATTCGAGACCCCATTCGTCGAAGCTCTTGGCCGCGCCCACGAGGTCCTGGCCCTCGACGCAGCCGGTCGGGTGCCGCGCCGGCTCGCAGTCGATCGCGTCGGCGGGCTTCGAGCGGCCCTGGACCGCGACCCTACGGCTCGGCCCCGGACCGTGGCTCGACGAATAGACGTCGACATAGCCGGCGCAGAGCAGGTCGCCGCCTCCCGAAAGAAACGACCCGATCGCGCCGTCGGGCGTCGTCACGATCTCGACGAGCGCGCTTTCGCGGATCCGCTGCGCCTCGGCCGACCAGGCCGGGTTCGTGGCGTCGAGGCTGAAGGCGATCGCCGCCGCCTCGACCGAGCGCGAGACCCGCACGCTTTGCCAGCCCTGCAGCGCATAGCCGTCCACTACCATGGTGACGATCTCTGCGACCGCGCTCATCGCGCCACCGCATAGGGCGATGGGGCCTCGAAGACCGTCGGCATGAACATCGGCGTCCCGCACCGTGCGGACGCAAGCAGCTCGCCTGCCCGCCCCGGGTCGCCATAGAGCCGCCAGGCGAGCGCCGTGGGCGGATAGGAGGTCGCGGTCTCGACCCGCACCACCGGCTTCAGCGTCGCAGCGGTTTCCGCGAGATGCCGCGACATGCGCTGCGCGGTCGCGGTCAGCAGCTCGCCGGCCTCGGGGCCGAGCTCGCGCGCGATCCGGTCGACCGCGCCGTCGAAGGCCGTCCGGATCCGCGCCCTTGCGTCGAGCGCCGCGCGGCGGTCGGCCGCTCCGGCCCTTCCCTCCGCAAGGAACGCCTCGGTCAGCAGCGCGCATTCAAGCGCCGCCGCCAGGGCGCGCGCGAGCCCGAACCGCTGCGTCAGGATCGTCGAGGCCGAGCTCGGCGCCGCCGTGCTGGCCTCCGTGGCGGTCGCATAGAAGGTCCGAACCACCGACCCCTGCTCCGCCGCGCGCGCGAGCCGCTGCACGGCCGTGATCAGCCGCGCCGCGAGCGCGCCGACATCGGCCTGGCTACGGATCATGGCGGCGTCCTCGCTCGCAAGACCGCAGGCGCCGCGGCAGCGCGCGTCGGCGTCGCGCCCCGTTGAGAGTCGCTCCGACAGCCGCGCGACGAGCGCCGCCAGCGCGCGCGCCGTCGCCGCCGCGGCCGGGAGCGCGTCGGAGGGAACGTCTGGCATCGGGTTCTCTCAGGGCCGGCGCGAGAGGATCGCGTTCGCGATGTCGGGGAGCGCCAGGAGCGCCTCCTCGGCGATCCGGTCCAAAATCTCGATCGCCGGGAAACCGCCAGTCTCGAGCCCGGCCTCGACGAAGCTCAGGCTGAAGGCCACGAAGCCCAGCACGTCCTTGCGGCTGTCGGTCGAGCAGGACACGCAGCGCGCCAGCATCGAGCCCGTCATCGGCAGCACCAGCAGTCCCGCCTCCGGCGAGGAGCAGACTTCGATGAGGTCCTGGGAGCGCGCGTCCGCGAGGTTCCCGACCACATAGGCCCGAACCGTGTAGCGCCGCGGCTTGCGGCCGAGATCCTCGGTCGCGTGGTCCTCGGCCTTGACGAAGGGATGCACCGCGACGAAGCGGCCCGCATCGTCGACGCCCTCGCCTTCGACATGGAAGAAGAAGCCCTTGAACGAGGCCTGCGGCAGCGTCCGCGGCCAGTCCCTGACGCGGTCGACCCCCATCATCGCAAGGACGCCTTCAACGCTTTGCGCCCAGCTTGCCGAGCTCGCGCGCGACTTCCGCCGGGAGATCGTTCGCGACGACGTCGTCGAAGGCTTCGCGGGATGCGCCGCGAGCCATTTCTTCCGGGATCCACACGCCCGAGCGCTGCTTCTCAATCTCGCCGCGCCAGCGTCGCGACGGGTTGACGTAGACCTGCCCGCCGAGCCGCTTGACCATGTAGCGGTTCGGAGCGCGACCGGAGCGGCGGAACCCGCCGGCGATGAAGACCCGGCGGCCCGCGACCGTGGCGACCACGCCCGAACCCTCCTCCCGCGCGCGGAAGAATCGGTAGGAGATCTCGCCCCCACGAGAGACGAGACCGGCGCGGAGGTTCTTCGACGAGGCGCGCAAGGGAACGATCGCCTTGACGATGATCCGCTTGGCGAGCCCGGTCTGCTCGACGACCGCGTCCACGACCTTCGGCCGCGCCCGCGTCACCATGCGGTTCAGAACCAGCGCCTGGGCGTTCGGCAGCCGCTTGCCGAAGACCGCGAGATCGTGGGCGAGCCGCGCGAGGCCTATGTGATGGATGTCGAGCGGAACCAGAGCCATCAGCCGACCCGCGTCGATCGGACATGCGGCATGCTGATCCCCATGTCGGCGGTGATCGGACCTTCCGACGTCGACCGCATGCCCTTCACCCGGGCGGCGTCGCGCCCGGAGCCCGTGATCTCCACCATGAGGCCGGCGTTGAGCCGCGCCCGCTCGAAGCGACCCACGGCCTCGTTCATCCGGTCGGCGGCGCGCAGCATCTCGGCTTGCGCGGACCCGCCGCCGAAGGAGGGGACATCCCCCGTCGGCCCGAGCGCGCCGGGCGTCGCCGCGTCGTCGCGCGGCGCGAGCGTCCGGCCCTTGGGCGAGTTCCCGCCGCGGATGCCGCGCCAGCGGCTGACGCCCGCCTTCGCCGCGCCGTACCAAGGCGACCAGCCGTTCTTGGCCGCTTCCTTCAGCGCGAAATCCGTCTGCTCGCGCCAGGTGCGCGGGTCGCGGACATTGATCCCGGACTTGAGCGCCTTGTTGCCGAGGCCGCCGCCGGTGAACAGCTGCCAGTCGCCGAACGAACGGCCCTGGTCACCGACATAGCCGTAGAAGCCTTCCGACTGGGCGACGCGCAGCGCGACCTCGGGGTCGATGCCGTGCCTGAGCGCGCTCTCGCGGATGTAGGCCGCGCGCTCCGCCTGGCTCGCGACATGGCCGACCCCTGAGCCGCGGCCGACCGGCAGTGCGCCCGAAAAGCTCCGCGCCGCCGGCCCGCCGCCATAGGACGCCCGGATCAGGCCGCCGCCGCCCCCGCCGCCGCCGAACGATCCGTCGGGCGCGAGGCGCAGCGGGATGTCGATCCCGGTCGCGAACACCGCCGACATGCGCTTGAACAGCGTACTTGCCGCGCCTTCGACGTCTGGCGTCTTCGCCTTCACGCCGTCGGCGATCCCCTGTCCGGCCTTCACGCCGGCCGCTTCGCCGGACTGCTTGAGCCGCTCCTCGATCAGCCGCTCGATTTCACGAAGCCGTTCCTCGATGATCGCCTTGCGCGATCGAAGGCTCAGCAGAACCGGCGTCTTGTCTTCGTCCGAGGCGATCTCGGCGCTGCGCTTCTCGATCTCCGCGAGCTCCGCGCGCGCCTTCTCGGCGTCGGCCTTGAGATAGGGCAGGTCTTCGCCCTTGCGCTCGGCGCGACGCCGCTCGAGCGCGGCCATGAAACTGCGGTCCCGCTCGGTCTTGTTCCAGCCCTCGGCCAGCAGCATCGAACCCGCGGCCGTCGCGGCGAGGCCGCCCGCGGCCGCGCTGCGCGCCACGACGGCGCCGATGGTGCTGCCCGCGCCCGCGGACGTCGCGCTCTTGCCCATGCGTTTGGCGACGTCGTCGCCGCCCCCGGCCGCCCCGAGCTTTATGGCCGCGGCGTCGAGCGCCTTGGCCGCCACCGCAAGTTCCCCGGCGGATCCCGACAGAGCCGCGGCGGAGCCGCTTAGCGCCGTCGTGCCGAGCAACTTGCCGGTCAGATAGCCCGACGCCTTCAGCGTCGCGAGCGTCGCGGCCGCTCCCGCGCCGAGGCTTACGATTTGCTGCGTCGAGCTATCGAGCTTCGAGAACGCGTCGAGCCCCTTGCCGATGCCGTCGGCCGCGAACTTGATGAGGCCAGAATTCGCCTCGCCGACCGCGAGCACCAGGTTCTCGACGGAGCCGCGCAGATTCTCGACGGCCCCGCCGACGCCGGCCATCACCGCGTCGGCGCGCTTCTTCGCGAAGTCCGGATCGTCGCCGGTCTTGGCGATCTCCGTGCGCGCGGCCCGGAACTCGTCCCACTGCCGCTGCGTGATCGAGCCCTTGCCGCCATGCTTGTCGGTCAGCCAGGCGTTCAGCTGCGCCAGCGTCATGTTCTTGGACATCGCGGCGTCGAGCAGCCCTTCGGCGTCGACGGACTCGGCCGCGATCTTGTGATAGGCGCCGGCCGCCTTCGCGGCGACCTGCGAATCCGACGCGCGAACCGTGCCGTCCTTTTTCTTGCCGAGGATCGGCGCGACCGCCGAGGTGACGGCCTCGACATACCTTTCGCGGTCGGAGATCAGCCTCTTGTCGGCGTTGATCTGGTCGATCCGCGCGCGAACCTGCGGCGTGAAGCCCTTGCCCATCTCCGTCTGGAACGATCGCTCGAGCGCGCCCGTGTCGAGACGGTCGGGCATCCGCACGAAGTCGTCATAGTTGATGCCGGCGGCGCTCAGCGCCGCCCTGCCCTTCTTGGTCGGCGCAACGAGCTTCGACGCCGTCGAGCGCATGAACACGCCGGCCTCATCGCCCCTGAGGCCGCCGCGCCGCGCGAGCGCGCCGAGGGACAGCATCGTGTCGGTCGAGAGCCCGGCGGTCGTTCCCGGGGCGGCGGCGTATTTGACGAATTGCGACGCGTCCTCGCCGCTCATGCCGCCGAGCTTCGCCATCTTGACGATCTGGTTCGTGGCCTTGCGGGCCTCGTCGAGCGCCTTTTCCCTCGTCGAGATGTCCTTGCCCGTGGTCTGAAGGTAGGAGCGGATGGTCTCCGCGCCCTCCTTCAGGTCTGTCTCCATCAGCGTGGCGTAGTTGCGGACGTTCTCGACGATGCCTGCCGCGATCTCGGCCTTGAGCGTCGGCGCGAAGCCAGCAGGCAGCCCCTGCATGGAGGCCGTCTGGGCGCGCACGACGTCGATGTTCGAGAACTGCGTCTCCTGGCCGATCTTCTTGGCCTGCGCCAGCAGCCGCGCCTGGTCCGCGGCGCTGATGTCCGTGAACTGGCGCTGCTTGCGCACCGCGATGTCGAATTCGGCCGCCGACGTGATGGCGTCGCCGGCGATCTGCCGGCCCTTATATCCGGCGTAGACGCCGGCGGCCGCGCCGGCGGCGCCGATGACCTCTCCGCGCGCGGCGCGGCGCTGCAGTCGGGCCTCCTCCGCCTGAAGCATCCGGCGGCGCGCCTCGGCGGCCTTTCTCGCCGCGCCCTCCTGCTCGCGGATCGCCTTCGTTGTCGCCTCGATCGAGCGCTTTAGCCTGCCTTCGTGGCGATCCAGATCCGTGATCGGCACGCCATAGGCCCGCATCGCGGCCTTCGCCCCGTCGAACGCTTGCGCCTGGATGCGCACCGCCGAGGCGGTGCTGCGCACCTGCCGCTCGGCTGCCTTGTGCTGGTCGGTCAGCTGCTTGACTTTGGCCGCGAGCTCCGTAGCCGCCTGCGGGCCCTTCTCGGCCGAGAGCCGCTTCTGGGCCTCCCGCGTACGATCGAGCGCCTCGGCCAGTTCGTCGGCTCTGGCGCGGGCGAGCTTGTGAGACGCCTCCACCGACGCGGCGTTGGCCCGGGCCTTCTTGTAGGCCTCGACGTCCGAAAGCGCCTTGTTGGCCCGTTCATGGGCCTTGGCGAATTTCTCGATCTCGGCCGCGACCTTGGCCGCCCTGGCCTGTTCGGCGATCGCCTTCGAGGTCTGGCGGGTCGCCTTCTCGACCTGCGCCAGCACTCGGCTGGCGCGGTCCTCGCCGGTGATGAGGAGCTTGGCCTCGACGACGCGGCTCGTCATCGGCGGCCCTCTGCTTCCTTGCGAAGCCGCTCGAACCAGGCGAGGCCGCGTTCGCGCCAATAAAGCATGTCGGAGATCGTCAGGCGGCCGAGGTCGACGGGGCTCCAGCCAAGCCCGAAGACGAGCTCGTCTGCGACGTTGTCGAGCGGACGACCGCCGGGTCCTCGTCCAAGAAAAAACCCATGATCGCGTCCCGGACCTTGCGGCTGTCCGCCAGCCCGAGTCGCCCGAGCAGCAAGGGATCGCCCTTCTGGTCGCCGCGCGCGATCAACCGCTCGGCGTAGGCCTTGACGTTTTCGAGGATCGGCGTCGGATCCGAGTAGCCGTCGCCGCGCGGCGTCCAGATATAGGGCTCGCCGATCTCGACATAGTCGGCCCAGGTCGGCTCCCGGAACTCGAGATGCTTGACGACCTCATGGCCGTCTAGCGGTTTCGCCAGTTCGACGATGCGGTTCGCCACCGGCTTACCTCGTCGCCTTGTAGCGGTCGGAGGCGAGCGTCATGCCCGTTACCTCGCCGCTGCCCGAGTCGACGCTCGGCTGCCCGTCCCAGCTCGCCTGGGTGAGGTAGTGGGTGACGCCGACATCGTCCTCGATGAAGGTCACGTCGACCGCCGGCAGCAGCTCGCCTTCGGTCCAGAAGAAGCCCGAGCCGCGGTCGAGGCTGAGCGACAGCCGCGCGAGCTGCGGCGTGACCGTCACATAGCCGGTGCCGTCCTGGTTGACGCCGGTCGACGGCGTCGCCCGCGCCGGGTTCAGTGTCGCCACGCCGCGGCCGGAATAGGTCCGGCCGGAAATGGTGAGCGAGAAGCGCCCGCCCTTCTTGTCCATGGGTCCGCCCTCCTAGGCGTCGAAAGTCCGAAACAGGATGGCCGATCGCGGGAGGAGCCCTCCCGGGCCGCTCAGAGCAGAGTCGCGGCCGGCGTGAGGTTGGTGAACATCGTGATGTTGACGGCGAAGACGCGGAGAGCCGCGGCCTTGGCGACCGGCAGGTAGAAGTTCGCCCGGTCCTGGCCGTAGTCGAACTCGACCAGCAGATACTGGGCGAACTCGTCCTCCTGCCGCACGATCCCGGCGCCCGCGAGGTCCTCATAGGCGTGGATCACGCAGGCCTTGGCCTGCGCCGGAGTCACTACGCCCTGGATGCCGTTCGGGTTGTCCTCGCGCATCACATGGCGCGGATACTGGCCGAGCAGCTTGTTGCGCATGTAGCGCGAGACATAGGCCGCGATCGCGATCGACTCGACATCGAGGAAGGTGGTGTCGAGCAGGTCGGCGTCGTTGACCCGATAGGTCGTGATGACGCGATCGAGCGCGACCTGGCCGTCGGGACGCACCACCCAGGTCGAGATGCCGTTCCGGAGCAGCGAGTCGCGGTCCGCTGGGTCGAACACCGCGACCGAGTTCTTCGGCCCGACCAGGCCGGGCAGCACCAGCGTCTGCATCGGCCGCGCGATCTCGACCGCGGTCGCGAGCTCGCGGCCAAGGTTCTTGGAGAAGGCGAGCCGGGCGGTGACCGAGGCGACCCAGCTCCAGCGCGGATGCGGGCAGTTGTAGACGCCGATGATCGTGGCGTGCGGGTCGTTCCGGAGCGCGCCTGCCGCGGTCAGCGCCGCGAGATTGCCGTCCTGCGCGGTGACGTAGTGGCCGTAGAGCGCCTTCAGCGGCGACCAGCGGTCGGCCATGAAGTCCCGCACCTCGTCGAGCGCGCCGGTCGAGGACCAGGGGGAACCGATCCAGTCGAACGGCTCGGCCACGATCGCCGCCAGCGCGTCCTCGACCGAGGCGCCGCCGAGGCCGCCGGTCGGCTGCACCACCGAGGCGCTGACGCCCTTCACACCGTCCGGGTCGTCGTTCAGCCCGCGATCGATGCGGATCCAGTTGCCCTCCGCGCCCTTGTGGACGGCGGTCAGCAGCACGGTCTCGGCGTCCTCGGCGTCGAGCGAGGCGACCACCGGCGCATACATTCGCCGATTGAACTTCGAATAGCCCTTGTTGACCGCGTTGCGGAACTTCGCCGCCACCGCCTCGGCCGTGTCGCCCTCCTGCACGATCACGCCGTATTTCTCGCCCGCGATGTAGCGCGAGAAGGTCCCGCGCCCCTTCGCCGTGCCCGAGAAGGTGATGGAGCCGACCGCCGCGGTCGCGCTCTCGCCCTCCGGAACCGCCATGGCGTAGAGCTCGCCGAGCGGCATCACCTGGCGGGCGAACAGCGCCATGTCGGCCAGCATCGTGCCCTTGCCGAACAGCGTCGTCGGGTCCGCCGAGCCGATCGGAATCAGCGTCAGCGGCTCGACCAACTCCTCGTCCGCGCGTCCGATCAGCAGGCAGCGCGAGATGCTGGAATAGGGCGGCGGGCCGGCATTGATCTCGGCCGCGAAGATCGGGACCCGGATGTCGCCGGGCACCTGGTTGAAGGCGATGGACATGGGCGTGGGCTCCTAGGGCGGATCGTCAGGCGCCGCCGGCGCCGGGCAAGGTCGGCGCCGCGGTCGGAGCCGCGGGCCGCGCCGGCGGCTGCAGCTTCGGGCGCGACGCGGAAGGCTTGTCGCCGCTCGCCTGCCCCTCGGTCGGGGCGGCGCTCACGATGACGTCGCCGCGCATCTCGAGCCGCCGCCAATAAGGCGTCCAGCGCACCGCGCGGCCCTCGGCCGGCAGGTCGTCGCCCATCGCCGGGTCCGGGATCCGGGCGCCGTCGACCGACGGCTTCACGAACTTGGTCTCGCTCATCGGCGGCTCCTGTTCATAGGGACGTCAGCCCGAGACCGTCGGCGGCTCGGGGTCGAAGACCGGCTCCGCCGGCGGCTCGTCGGAAGGGAACTCCTCGGCCGCGATCGGCGTCTGGCCCGGCCGCAGAGGCTCGCTCGGCGCGAAGCTCACGCTTGCGAGCCGCGAGAGGTCCGGCATGGCGATCTGCGCCGCGATCAGGTCGCAGGTCTGCCGCGCCGAGGTTCCCGGCGCGGCCGCCTCGCACACCAGCCGGAGCGGCTCTGGCAGCGCCGCGTAAGCCCCTGTGCGCTCGACCGAGGCGTCCCAGTCGTCGCCCTTGAGCTCGACCTGATAGGTCACGAGATGGATCGCGAGCCGCTCGCCGGTCTTGTCGCTTGAGAAGCGCTCGATCGACCGCTTCTTCACCCGCCGCGTCACCGCCCGCATCAGCAGCGCGCCCTCGGGCAGGCGCTGGCGGTCGAGCGGATGCGCGAGCCCGAGCGTGAGCACGGTCTCGGCGCAGTCCTCGATCAGGTTCAGCACCGCCTCGAGCTCGCGATCGGTCGCGGGCGCCGCGATGCTCAACTCCTCCGGGTTCTCCGGATCCCCGGTCGGCGCCGCGACGAGGCAGTTCATGGCGATCTCGAGGACCAACCGGCACGTATCGTCGAACGGCGCGCCGCCATTGTTCTCCGACCAGCCCTCGCCTTCGACCGCCTCGGTCGTCACCACGATCACTGGCACCGGCTCGCGATGGTCGAAATCGTCGATCCGCGAATCGTAGACCCGGCCCTCGCAAAGCCCCGCGATCACCGGATGCGCGTTCAGCGCCGCGACCGCCTGCAGCCGGAGCGCCGTCAGAACGAGGCTCACAACGCGGCCCGCGCCTGGCGCTCGATGAGTGGGAGCGCGAGGCGACCCACATCGTCATGCTTCGGTTGGCCGACGTCGAAGAACTCGCCGGTGTCGATGCGTCGGAGCCGGTCGCCCTTACGCACCGGATGGGGCAACGTGCCCTCCGCAACGTCGATCGTCGGGCTGGGAGCGACGCTTGCGCGCGTCGCGTCGGCGGGCATCCTGCGGCCCTCAGCGTGATACTCGGCGTCGACCGACACGAACGAGCCGAAGAAGCGGAAGATCGGCCGCGAGGTGTCGACGCCATGTCGCGCGTTGACGTCATGGGCGACCGCGCGCATCGGCGTGACCTCGAACTCTTCGCCGTAGACGGTGTCGATCACCTCGGCCGCGAGGGCGAAGCAATCGCGGAAGAGCGAGGTCATGACCCGCTTAGGAGGCGTCCGCGGCCTTCAGCGCCGCGATCACATCGGCCTTCGTCGTCGCCTTCGAGACGTCGACGCCGCGCTCGGCGGCCAGGGCGTCGAGGTCCTCGCGCTTCATGGCGTCGTAGTCCGGCTTGGCGTCGCCAGAGCTGGCGGCGCCGTCGTCGTCTGCTGCGACATGCGTCCCGGCCGCAAGCGCGGCCTGCGCCTCGTCCCAGCCCAGCGAAACGGGCTCGGCGTCCTTCTTACCCTTTTCCTTCAGCAGCATGGTCGCCTCCGTCAATTCGAGGAGTGGCCGCGCACGAGAAGCTGAGGACGCTTCACGAGCGGGAGCGGATTCGACTCGGTGTGGATCTCGACGCCCTTGCCGAACTTCATCCGCTCGAGCGGTGCGACGAACACCTCGGCGTCGCCGACGTCCGGAGCCGAGTTGACGGCGTCCCAAAAGTCGGGCGGACCCCAGTAGTTCGTGAAGGTGTCGGTGGTGCCGAGCGGGAAGAACCGAACGTCGCCGGCCGGGATGAAGCGTTCCGGATCGGACTTCGTGCCGTCCTCCTTGATGTAGGAGGCTGAACCCCGATACTCCTCGAACTCGATCCCGCGGAAGACGAAGCTCTTGCGGACGTTCTCCCGGATCGGGTTCGCGGAAGCGGGCGTCGCCGGATAGTTGGCGAAGGCGTCCTTCATCTTCGCGTGGCCCAGGAACTTCGTGGCCCATTCCGGCGACATCAGCGCCTTGACGCTGGTCATCGTCTCACCGTTGAGGTTGTCCTCGAGGTAGGAGACGACCTCGTCGCACTTGGCGCCGATGTCGGTGGTCGACGTGCCGAGCGCGAAGTCGACCTCCTTCTGCGTCACGTCGAACGCCGTGAAGAGGTCGAGCAGCGTCGAGCCGTCGTAGTCCTTGATCACGCCGCGCAGCGCCGTCACACGCAGATGCTCAAGCGTGATGCCGTGCTTCCTCCGCATCGTCATGAGCTTGCGGTTCGTGAAGCCGAGCACCGTCTCCAGCTGAGCGCCCGCCGGGCTCATCGCGAGCATGTTCTGGACGTCGGTCGCGAGCACCGCGTCTTCATGCGGAATGTGCGGGATCACGAAGCTCTTCGGCTTCTGCTTGCCGCGCGTGCCGAGGCTCGCGGGCGCGCCGCGCGGGCGGGTCGGCAGCAGGTTCAGAACGCCGTTTTCGATCACGACGATAACCGACGTCGTCGGGATCGGCTCCGGCGTGAAGATCCCGAGCTCGCCGATGCGGCCGTAGTTGTTGGGGACGATCGAGATCGCCCCAGTGAGTGACGCCGCCGAGAAGGCGTCCTGATTGAAGATGTCGAGCACCGTAGGCATCGGTCAGGCCCCCTCGCGAACCTTGATGCTCTGGGCGCGCAGCTGTGCGATCGCAGCGGCGCGCTTCGTGGCATCGTTGATGGTGGAGCCCCAGGTGAGGCCGTTGTGGCTGACGATCGCGTCGTCATCGATGAAGACGATCGGGACGTCGGCGTCTGTCGCGTCCGCGGCGAACAGCAGGATCGCTTTCGCGGTCTGAGAGCCGTCGGATCCGGAGGCGGCCGCGACGACCCATTTGCTTGACGCCGAAAGCTGCGCCAGCACGGCGCCGCTCTTCAGCTTGCCCTGGCCGCTTGCGAGCGTGCCGGTGCTGCGGGAGCGATAGTTGTCGGCCTCATGCTTGAGCCAGTCCGAGGCGACGACGGCGGTTTCGAGAAGGGGCATCGGTCAGGCCTCCTGGCTCATGCCGGCGCGCTTCAGCTGCCGCTGCATGCTGGCGGTTGCCGACTTCGGGCCTTCCTGGCCAGAAGGAAGCGGCGACGTTGGGTTGATGGCGGTCTGCTCCTCCTGAGCGACGAAGCGCTCGAAGAGAGCGGCGCGAACCTGATCGAGGGACTTGCCCTGGGCGATGTACTGGTCCGCCGCATTCGCCTCGATCTTCGTGTCCTTCTTCCGCGCGAGGTCGACCGCCATGCGGATGTCCTTCGCTTGGCAAGCGCGGGCCCGCGCCTGGTCGGCGGTGACGCCTTCGCGGATCAGCTGAGCCGTCATCGCCGGCACGCCGGCGTCGGCGCAGATCGTCGCGATCTCCGCCGCGGCCGACGTGGCCGTCCGACGAGCGGCCTCGATGTCTTCGGGCGTGCTCGCGCCCGTGGTCTGCTCCGGAGGCATGGGTTTCTCCTTGTCCGGGGTGGGCGCGGCGGACGCCGCGGGCGAACGGCCGGCGGACATTCGCCAGTCGTGTTTCCTGGCCAGCGCGACGAGTTCCTTCGGCGCGTGCGCGTAGATCCGGTAGTCGAAGGCTGCGACGGCCTCGGCCGGCTCATTGTCGTTCGCCGCGGCGCCGACGCGGTCGGCATAGCCCTGAGCCACCGCCTCCTCGGGGGTGAGCCAGAGCTCGAGCCTCATGTCGGCGCGACACTGCGCGGCCGTCCTTCCGGACTTCGCCGCGTAGACGCCCGCGAAGGCGTCAGCCATGGCGTTCAGGGCGCGAAGCGTGACCTCGTGATCGGCAGCGGTGCCGAAAGTCAGCCCGCTCGGATCGTGGATCATCATCGTGGAGCCGAGCGCCATCTCGACGATGTCGCCAGCCATGGCGATCAGCGAGCCGGCGGAGGCGGCCACGCCCTCGATCACGATCGTCTTTGTGCCCTTGTGACGGGCGATCGCGGCGTGGATCGCCGAACCTTCGGTCGCGATGCCCCCGCCGGAGTTGAGGCGGATGGTGACGTCGTTGCCGTCGCCCACCTGGGCGAGCGCGGCGATCACCTCGGCAGCGGTGAAGCCGTCCTCGAACCACAGATCTCCGACCGAGCCCGAGAGCGTGATCTCGGACCCGTTCACCAGAACGGCCATATCGATGTCCTTCAGTCTGCCGCGGTGGGCTGCCCGGCCGGCGCAGGCGCGCCGTCGGTCGCTCCTGGCGACTTCGCCTTCGGGCGGCGACCGTCGCTGTCGTAGGAGACGCCAAGCTGGTCGGCACGGGCATTGTCCGCCGCATTCTCGGCGTCGATCGCCTCGGCGTCGTTGCCGCCTTCAGAGACCTTCTGCGAGCGGCTGGAGAAGCCCGACCGGACCTCCAGCTGCTTGGCTTCGATGTCCTGGACGGGATGGATGTAAGCGAAAGCCTGCGGGGTCCATTTGACCGCGTAGGCCTGTCGCCGCGTCATGCCTTCCGGCAACGTCAGCGCCCCTGACAGCAGCGCGTAGTCGATGAAGCGGCGATAGACCGGGCGGCAGAACTGGAACACCAGCAGTGCGTGCTGGTAGGCCTCGATGCTGCGGCGGAAATCGTTCAATGCGGCGCGGAGCGTCCGGTCGTTGAGCTGGCCATAGTCGCCGCTGAGGATCTCGTAGAGCGTGCCGGCGCCGGTCGCGATCGAGCGCATCGCCACGCGCACGTACTGCTCGAAATTCGTTCCGCTGTCCGGCGGAGTGGCCCATGTGATGTCTTCGTCTTCCGCCAGCACCTGAAGCGTGCCGGGCTCCCAGGCGAGATCGCCGGTTCCTTCTTCGTCGGCGTCGCTTGAGCCGATCGGACTCTGGCCGTCGCCGACCCGCTTGATGAAGCCGGCGATGAGCGTCGCAACCCGCTTCCGGACCAGCTCGGCGTCGAGATAGCCCTGCAGGTCGTGGAGCGCCTGCAGCACCGGCGCGAGCCAGGGCTCGCCGCGCTGCTGGCCCGGCCGTAGCGCTCGGAACAGGTGGCAGACGTCCTCGGCCGGGACGAGCTTCTCCTCATTCAGCACCCCGCCGGCCACCAGTCCGTCGCCGGGATGGTCCCGCCTGAGATAGTAGCCGGTGCGCGCTCCCTTTCCGTCGAACTGGATGCCCTGCCAGACGCGGTTCGATGCGTCGTTCTTGAGGTGGTCGCAATGATCGCCTTCGATCACCTGTAGTTGGAGCGGGACGGTCAGCCCGTCGGCCAGGCGGCGAGAGCGGAGGCGGATGAAGGTCTCGCCGCCCTCGACCATGCCGCGCGCGGCGATCACCTGCAGGCCATAGAAGTCGTGCGCGCCGGTGCTGTCGGCTTCGTCGACCCAATCCCAAACCAGCTGCGCGACGTCGGCGCGATACTTCTCCGAGCGCTTGTTCGCCGCCTTAGCCGCCGACTTCGACATGCCGGTCGTATCGATCCGTGCGATCGACTGCGGCTTGATCCCGGTGCCGACAAGGTTGGTCACCATCCGGTCGACGATCGACCGAGCGTGTGGATTCTTGCGCGCCTGGTCGCGCGATTTCCTCCGCAGTTCGTCGAGCGCGTAAGTCAGCGCGGCGTTCGGACCGAACGATCCGACGCGCCAGGCGCGGGAGCGTCGACCGCCGCCGCCAGCCGGATCGTAAGGCGCAGCCTCCGGTGCGATCCCGCCCGAGACGTCCAGCGGACCCGCGAGCGACGCCGTAATGCGACGGCTGAGCGCCGGCACCCTGACGCGCGGCTTCTCGGCCATGAGGGTCAGAAGCCGCTGCGAGGCGAAACGACGATGCGACGGACGCGGACCCGACCTGGGTTCTCTTCGTTCTCAGCCTCGCGGATGAGATCGGCCTCGATCGAGTTCATGTCCTTCAGCGAGCGGAGCTTCACGCGGCCGCGCCGATCGATCTCCTCGGCGCCGGTTCTTTTCAGCTCGCGGAACTTCGCGAGGCGATCCTGTGCGGTTCCTGGCATTGATCACCTCACGACGCTCGATCGAATGACGGACCTGGCTCGGCGACGAGAGGGCGCGCGACTGGCGGCGACGACGGTCGATTGCGCAATGTCATGACCATCCTCGTCGGCCTGGCCGATGCCGAGCAGAGACTCGAGCTCCCGCCACTGGGCTTCGCGCCAGCGGTCCCATCCGCGCATCTGGGCGATGGCTCGGGCGTAGTTCGCGCAGTCCAGAACCTCGTTGCGGCGGCCGGAGATGACGATCCATTCGCGGCGCGTCTTGCCGCGGGTCACCGAAACGATCAGTTCCTCAGAGGTCAGCTGCTTGACGACGTCTTCCGACACGTCGCGCGGCAGATGCACGAAGCCGGACGGATACGCGGCGCCGCCGGCGGGCCGCTGGAGCGACAGGCAGCTCATCAGTTCCTGCTTGCAGAACGAGACGCCGACCCGAATGACCTTCAGGCCGCGGCGAAGGCGCTTGCCCTTGAAGTTTGCCTCGCGCGCCGCGACGCCGAGATACGCTGACTGGTAGCTGTCGACGCCGTCGACGGCGTGGACGTTCGCGCGTCCCGCCATGGACCGGACGAAGGCGTAGACCTCGGAGGTGTAGGCGCCGGAATCGACGCCCCAGTCCCTCACGGAGAGCTCAGGCCCGGCCTCGCTCAACCAGGTCTCGTCGAACATCGCTTCCAGATCGGCCCACACCTCGGGCCGCCCGGTGTCGCCCGGCAGGACGCGGTGCTCAACCAGCCAGCGCTGACGATTGCGACCAAACCCCCAGACGCCGACCTCGAGACGATCCTTCTGGACGTCAACGCCGCCGAACAGGACCAGCGCGTGGCGGCACACCGTCCCTGAAAGATGATCGTCGCGCCGGTTGTAGACGTCCTGCCACTCGGGAGCGTCGGCTCCCTCTTTCCAGGTCAGCGCGAGCTGCGTGTTGCGGAAGGTCTTGAGCGCTTCCGGCCCGCGGCGCAGAGCGCGGGCGAACTTCTTCACCGTCTCGACCACGGTCTGCTTCGGCGCATAGAGCTTCGAGGCGTGGAAGCCGGCATGCTCGTTCGACAGCGCCCGCGTGTTGCAGTGACGGCAAAGGGCGTAGCGGACGCCGTGGACTTCCTGGTCCCAGATTTCCGGTTCCTGCCGCTCGCCGCAGCACGTGAAGGCCCGCGTCTGCCGCCACGAGACGACCTTCAACGCCTTCAGCCGGTCGGCCTCGGTCCACGGAGCGCCGCAGCCCACGCAGACGAGCCGGGCGGACGCCGGGACAATCTTGTCCTGATCGTCCTTGTCGAACTTGACGTTTTCCCATTCCAGCGGCTGCTGCTCGCCGCAATGCGGGCAAGCCACGAAGGCCTTGCGCTGATCGCTCTCGTCGTAGCTCGCCTCGATCGCGCTGCGGCCGGCGATCGTCGGTGAGCAGGCGAGCACCGTCAGGCTGTTCGTGCGGAACTCGGCCTGGCGCTCTTCGGCGAGGTCGATCGGCGGACCTTCGCCACCCGCCGACATCGGGTACTTGTCGATCTCGTCGCAGACGAGCAGTCGAATCGGCCGCATCGCAAGGTTGGTCGGACTATTCGATCCTACGAGCGTGATGTGCCCGCCGGGGAATTGCTTGTGCGTCAGCGTCGCGCCGGCGTCGGTCGCCTTCGCCTCGCCGAAGAGGTCTCGAAGAACCTTCGTGTCGCGGATCATCGGCGCGAGCCGATCCTTCGAGAAGGTCTCGGCCGCGTCGTCCTTGGGGAACACCGCAAGGATCGGGCACGGTTCGACCTGTATGAACCGACCCGTGATGTTCTCGATGACGGTGGTCTTCAGGAGCTGCGTGCAGGCTACCAGCGTGATCTTGCTGACGCCCGGCTCCGTGGCGGCGAGCATCGGCCCCCGCGCTACCTCGACGCGCGAGACGATAAAGCGGCCGCCGTTCGAACTCTCCTTGCTGAGCTTCCGATAGCGCTCGGCCCACTCGACGACGTTGAGCGACGGCGGCGGCGTCAGTCCTTTCCGCCAGGAACGAGCGAGGCTAGCGACGTCAGAGCTGACATTCCGGCTCGCCGAGCTCGGCGAGATGCTGTTGGACATGCGCGGTCAGGACCGTGGTGAGCGCGCGCGGGTCGACCCTAAGCTCGTCGGCCATGACGATCGCGATCCGCGCCGGCCACGACAGCCAGGCATCGCGAAGGTCCCGCGCGGTGTCGAAGAACAACGCCTCCGCCGCCGCCCGCTCGACGAGCCGACCGGCTTCCTTCTCGACCGCTTGCTTGCGCTGGAGACCGAGGAAATTCTCCTTGCGCCGAACAGCGGCCGGCAAATCAAGGTTTGGGTCATCCGGGTCGTACGGCCCTTCGTCCGTCCGGATCTCGTCTGCCGACACGGGTTCAGACCGCGGCGCCTGCCCGGGCTTCTGCTTCGCCGCTGCCGACCCCGGTTGAAGCTCGGGGGCCGATCTCACCGGCCGATGCGCGACGCCGCCGCGGTATTTCGCGGGCCGCTGATCGAGGTTCCACTCGGTCGCATCGACATCCACGAGGCCGTCGTCGCCGAAAACGAGCAGGCCGTTACCCTTCCAGACGGTAACGGTCTTCTTGCTGACGCCTCGACGGCGAGCGAACTCCGCTTGCGTCAAGAAGGTCTTCGGCTGGTCCGCCATCGGGGCGTTACCTCCGCCGCGTTACCCTCGGCCGGTTACCGGGTTCCAGTGCATTGGCGCTAGGGGAAGCCCGCGCCTCTTTGGCCCGTGTGGGCGGAAGGTCCCAGGGGCCCCCGACTTTCGACCCCTACCCCTCGAGTTGGGGCTCGGCTGGAACGAACTCGATGCGATTTGCGTCTTGGTGCACACCCCAGCACCACGGAGCAAACAATGGTCGAGCAGCCGCCTACCCCTCCGGGACGCTCCAGTCCGCGCAACTTCATCATGGCGGCGATCGCCGTCCTGGTGATCGCCCTGATCGGCACCGTCGCCTACAACCGCTTTCTGGTTCCGGCGCCTCACAGCAGCGACCTGAACAGCAACAAGGTCGAGGGCGGCAAGGACCTCTCCCGCAGATGA